AACTTCTATCTCCAGGAACTTTAACTCTTCTACCACCTCTAAAAGGCACTTCAATAACACCTAAAGTCATCGATGGTATTGCTGCGCCTTTACAGAGAATGTCAACTTTATCACCAACAATCTGTTTGAACGAAGAAAGGTCTGTAGGAAAGTTTATTACAACCTGAAAGAGATTAGGCCTTGCACCAATTCCAAGAACTGTTTTTAAATTTTCTATTGTTGATAGTGCCATTTTATTTTCCTATTATGCTAGAGGTGTGTTATCGCCATACAGACAATAATCGTATACCCAAGTAATTGTAAACTCTTCTACGGTGTCTGTTGAATCATAAGATAATTCAATTGTGGATATATCACTTGGCCAGCAATTTATCAACTTAGCACTAGCAAGATTGAATGTTGGTGAATATTCTACACCATTAATTGTTACACTACTTGAAGCGGCTACTTCGTCACCATTATCATCCAATTGATAAATTTCAACTGTGCTGAAAAGATCATTGCCTGTGAATTGTCTTCCAATTGATCCTGTAGGTGAAAGCCCTGCACTATTAAAATTGCTGTTTACAATTTGATTTTGCCACAATTCAATATTAGAACGAATCGCAAAACCTTCATCATTTAATACAGTTGTTGTCCATTCAGCAAAAACTCTATCGCCACCCATTTTCAATCTTCTACCACCATTAATTGCTACTTCAATTAAACCAAGTGATGACGCTGGAAGTGAAGCCGCCCTACATACGAATTCAAAACCTTCTTGAACGGCTGCACCCACAGCACCAGGTACTGCAGGAATTCTAACCTTAAATAGGTTTGGTCTAGAACCGCCCTGCAAAGCGGCTCTAAACTCACTGACTGTAAATCCATTTGCCATTTTATTCTCCTATTTGTCTCTGTTTATTTAGGCGCCAATTTCAGCGAAAGCAGCAGCACCTCTAACAGAAACAAAGTTCAATTGAATAAAGTTGACAGAATTGATTGGCTGAACATAGATGTCTGCTACGAATCCATTCGCATTTACAATGTCTTCAGGATTGTTAGATTCGTTACAAATCACTCTGAAATCAGTTAAACCTCTTCTCGCTTGAACGCTTCTTAGATAAGGTGTTACAAGATTTACAAATGTAGCTCTTGTTGTTGCGTCATTTTGATCAAAAAGAATATTTTCTGCTGTAGCACCAATTGTTTTCTGAAGTTCGATAAACAACTTACGAACATTGATACGATTAAGAGATTGATTTTTTGTAATCCATGTTTTGTCACCAAACAAAATTGTACCGCGGCCCGCTTGAGTGATAACAGGATTTACTGATAATTTATAAAGAGCATCTCTTTGTGTCTGATTTGGATTAAATGCAAGTTTTACAACATTATTAATAACACCGTTAGTGATACCTGCTGGTGATAACCATGGTTCACGAGTATTATCGTTTCTCGCAATACATCCTGCAACGTCAGCGTTAAGAGGAACATATACATATGTGTCGTTATAACGATCATACTGGTATTTCCAACCACTATCAGCAATACCAAATGTTGAGCGTGTGACACCAGATGCCCAAGATGTTATAGATGTCAATTCTGAACCAGCATTATTTACAACGGCAGTCCTTGGTGGTGAAAAACATACAACGCAATCACGTTTTGTTTCGCCCATATCAGCGACTAATGTATTAACTACGGTAGCACTTGCTTGCCCTGCAACAACAACTGAAACGACAATATCTTTTGGTTCAAAATAATCATAACCCGTTGATCTATTACCATCTGTTAACGCATTGCCGTCTGATCCACCTGCAAGACTATATGCTTTTGGCGTTGATACTGCGGTGTACGTTGTGTTTAACAGTGCTGTTCCCCAATTAGATCCTGCTGAATCATGATCGGTCCACCAAACGTATTTTGATGTATTGTTTATAACGTCTTTATAATAGTTTGTTCCACCATCAGGAGACCTTGCATCAGATCCTTTCGATAAACCTTCAAATTTTTCTAGCACTGTTCCAACTGAGTTTGTAATTTGACCATCTTCGTCAACGACCGCAACATGCATTTCATCATTCGTTGCCAATTTCGCACTAGCATCTGCTGAAGTTCCAGGCGCGGAAGAAAATTCCCCATAAAATTCCCATCGACGCTGTGCTGAAGATCCACCTGTGACACCATCAGGATGTGCTGCTGCAAGTGTAAAGTGTGTAGTGTTGGTAATTGATGCAACTTTAATTGAGCGACCGCCTGCAACAAATAAATCTCCAACTTGCAATTCGGTATTTGCTGCTGATCCTGAACCAACAACCGCTGTTGATCCTGCCGTCACGGTAAATGTGCCTGTCAAATTCGATTCCCATGCGGATGATGATGGGCACATAGAAACTTTCAAAGAGTTTCCTAAAGCACCAGCATATCTAGCAGCCCAAGGACCATTATCAAATGACGCTGTTAAATCATAATTCTCTCTGTTTGTAATTAAAACTCCAGTTCCAGTATTTCCTGAACCGGTTGTAGCTTCCGCTGTAGCATTTAAAGCTGTATTTGCTACACGAACAACAAATAGGTTTGCTGAATAACTGAGAAAGTTTGCAGCACAAAGAAAATCCACAACATTTGTTGCATTAGGTTTACCAAATTGAGAAACCAAATCATTTTCACTTACAACCTGTGTCGCTTGATTGATTGGTCCCCAACGAAATTGTCCGGCAAAAGCACCTGCTGCCGTCCCTGTCGTAGCGGCAACGGAAGTAAAATCTCTTTCTGTGATTTTAATTCCTGGGGAAATTAAACTAATTGCCATTTATATTCTCCTTGTTATAATGATGTTTTGTCAATCTATATGATCATTTTCAATTTATTTATAAATTCATCGATTTACAGTTTCATAGAAAAAATACTATTTTCTTTTTCTGACATTTTTGAGTCTATTTCCCACAGTTGCCCTGATCCATCAATAATTTTATCATCAATTTGACCATCATCTATAATACCAAAAGGTGTAATCTCATTTTCAATTGCTTTCATTCGATGTTCATATAATTCTTTTCGTATATTTGTATTGGTAAGCTCTTTAAAATATGGATTTGTCGTGAGCCAAGAAAAAAGCACTAGAGGCATGACTAAATCATCATGATAACCTTCATCTGCACCATAACTGTTCTTTCTTTCAATAAATGTGGAAATTTCAGCGATAGTGTCAGCATCTTGGATCAACATCTTTTTACCTTCCACTAAAGACTTAAAGTTCATACATCCAATTCGTTTAACTTTCTTGTCTGTATTGACACCTAATTGAGTCTTGCCTCCACCAAATCCACCTGAAACGACTTGTCCCTGCGGTGTTCGATTGACGAAGATGATATTTTCATATTCATATTCGCTGTGTAAAATTTCAGCAACTTGTTCTGAGATGTTTATTTCAATCATTACCCAAGCATCGTTATATTCTTTAGCTACTTTATAAATCATAGAAGGGTAAAGAAGTGGGCTAATCGTATTGTCTCTAAACTTACCAACTTGTTTATACGGCATTTCAGTCACATCTAATATCGTAAACGCTGAATAATCTCCACCGACGCCTTTTGCAACGTCAGCAACCAGAACATAGGAATGATTCTTTTCAACTTTATCATAAACATCTAAACCATCTTTACTGTATATTGGATTGCTTGGCGACATTTGTGCTATAGAATCTGATGCAATCAATGTGAGACTTGATCCTAAGAATGCACAAAGAATCTCTTGGTTAAACTTGAGATTGCCTAACTGTCTACGTTGTTCTTCAGCCCATTTCTCATCTCGCCCAGGTATCTTCCAGTATGGTATAAACAATGGTACAAAATCATTTCTACCATTTTCAGCATCATTCCAAAATTTCCAAAAGTGATTGTAGCCTAATGGCGTAGATGAAAGAAGAATCTTCGTTGTAGAACCAGCAGAAATGGTTGGTGATACCGCTGTAAAGAATTCTTCTGCTATATTGTTTGGTATGATTGCTGTTTCGTCAACGTACAATAGATTGACGGACTTACCACGAATACCTTGGCGACTTGTTGCTGCGGTAAAAACAATTG